ATTGCCCCATTATTGTGTTCTATCAAGAAATGGGCTAATGACTGCTATATAAAGATTAAGGGTTATTGTTCCCAATTACGTGACATCGCGAGAGCTTTTAAAGACTGGCTCGTTGCTAATTGGAGGATAAACCTTACACTTTTGTTTGCGTTTGCTGGAAGCGTTTGGGTTTTACAACGTATGGCTAAGATATTCTTAGGTCCTGAAGAGACAGCTGCTTATTCTAATCCGCATAACACTAGAGCTGTTAATTTGATTAAATCAGGTCAACCTTCCCATAGATCTGATAATGTTGGCATAGTTACATCGATACCTGACCATATAAAACAACAAAATGATAAAATTCGCAAAAATCAATTTTATTTAGAAGCCCATCATGCTCATTGCCACGGTTTAGGTTTGAAAGGAGATTTAGGTGTAGTTAATTATCATAGTATAAGTCCTATATTTGATAGTGGTGTTGGTTCAATTACTTTTGATTTATATCGTTATCCTAATTTTGTTAATTGTACTAAAATAGTTATAACTCGTTCTGATGTTCAACGAAGTGGACAAAAGGATTTATGTTTTATTAAATTACATTCTGTTAATTTTAGAGATATTACTCATTTATTACCGTCATTAGATAACTATCCTGTTGATCTTAAGCATACTCTCGTAGCAACTTACCATATGGATAAAAATGCTAAAGTTAGTGATTGTCGAACTGGTAATGTTACCGAATATCACGAATTATATAATTATTCAACTTTAAGTGGAAATCGTTATGTTGAAAACCATCATGTTTTATTAAACTTTGGCGTCGAAAAAGGAAAATCTGGTTCATTTGTTGTTCATAATTTACCACATAATAACACCCGTATTTTGGGTATTATTGCAAGTTCAACTAGAGATACAACCCATGTATCATCAATATTACAGGAAGATGCACTTGAGGCTTTTGAAAACCTTAAATGTTTGAAAATTGACGGAGGCAATGCTATTCAAGAGATGTCAGATGTTGGATTTAAATTTTCGCAATATTTTGAAGACCATGTGTATTTTGTAGGAGAAGTTCCACCCGCGATGCAAGTTACACCGTATGGGAAGATTGAACATTTTGCTTCCCCCATTGCCCCATATTTAGATGTTCCAATTGAAACCGAACCCGCTATTCTCGATATTAAAGATCCACGGGCCAAAGGTGTTTTTCCATTAGCTAAATCCGTTGGTAAACGCAGCCGTGGCATTAAAGAACCATATTCTGCTCGCATAGCAAATCATGCCATGCAAGCTATTTCACGAGATTTCAAAATGAGAGCACGTAGTTGGAAGCGTGAAACCTGTGATATTTTTACAGCTGTCACTGGTAGACGTCATGATGGGTATGCTCCCATTGATTTAACCACTTCACCTGGCCTTCCATATTTAAAACATCGTGCTAAACCTGGAAAACGAGATTTTGTTGAAATTGACATGTTTGGTAATGTAGTTCATTTTGATTCTAATTTAGCTGCCGAAATCTCATATGGTGTCAATTCCATGAAAGCTGGCATTATACCTCAAAATAGTTTATATGATTTTCCAAAATCAGAGGATTTACCGCTTCAGAAAATTTTTGATGTTAAAACTCGTTCAATAACCAATAGTAATATAATGTTTTCTTTAATTTACCGTATGTATAATATAGATTTAGAAGCTTTTTTACATTTAATGGCCAAATCAGGCACTTATTGGTATGCTCCTGGGATTAACCCCGAATCAGTTGCCTGGGAGAATGTTTTTTATAGATTATCATCTGTTAATACGCATGGCTGGTGTTTTGACATCAGCAATTTCGACGGTGGCTTTGATTATCAAATGTTTGAAGCCATGGCTTATATTTCAAATGCTTTTTATGAT